CATTGGACTATGGGACCACCCTCGGGAGACCTATAAAATAGGTCGGTGATTACCCGATGATCCCTCAAGCAAAAGCTCGAGGAACCATCGATCCCGATTCTGCCTAGCCCTGGCCAAAAGGCTATACCGAGAATTCACTCGGTTAGCCAACGCCATGCGACTAGGCAATCCTCTTCCTATCTTTTTCTTAATCCAGCCGTTGACCAAACGACTGTATTTAGAAATTGACACGATTTCTGTAGCGATTGGAGGGAACTCCGTGTCCGAAAACACGCGAGCTCGAGCAAAATAAGCCATTTGGTCCGACAAATGTTGGACCACTGACTTATATCGCTCCACGTTAGAAACGTCTACCTCACCTACCTTGCGGTAGGCCAGGATACAAATCTCTAACGCGCCCGACAATCGCTCCTCTGAATGCTTGCGAGCCTCCCAAACCGTGGGATCCCCGGCCTCCACCCAAGAAGGTGGGCCCAGAGGCACCGTTTCAGTGCCGCTTCCATACAGGAAGCGACCTAAAGCGAGCCGGTAGCGTAGGGGCAAGTCAACCCTAGCTACGGAACCGCGGTATGGCGGCAAGCCAGCACCGCCGAGCGAACGAGGCAAGGTTGCCGCGACCCCAACGTCGCGACACCTTTTCCAACATCCGGGGTAGAGGAGTCTTACGACTCTCCTACCGCGAATGCTTCGCCCGGCATCAGAGGAAAGAGCCTCGAATGAGGCCCCGATTTCATCAATCGGAGCCCCAACGAGACCCTTAACAGGAATTGCTCTCGACCACCTCATCCGGTCCCCCCCGTCCACGAAGATAGACATCTCCGTGAAGTTGGCACCTGACTGTGAGAGGAAATCCTTACCGGCAGACCGCTTCCCATTACATTGAGAAACGACCTGACGGTAGGATTCCACCACAGCCATTGGCCATCGAGCAACTAAGTCGTCACCCCCAATGGAGTGGCAACGAAGTTGTCGGCGAGGGTCCCATCCGTTAACGGACCAGGCTGTTTCAGCCCACCATGCGTGAATGATTGACAGAATAGGCCACGAAGGGCCTAATCCCATCAACACCCCGCATGATGACTGAACAGTCTGTCCCCACGGATAGGTGAGACTCTGCGGACCCGTAAGGGCATACAGAGCCTCAGACCAGAGAGGCGGTAATCCATTCCAACCGTCGACAATACCGCTCACGACCTCAAAAATGAGATCGTGAGGGAGCCTGTCAGTGGCCGCCGACAGATCGGTGGAGACGAACCAGTCGTTTGCCCTCGAGCACTCGACTACCGACTCCACCGCCTGGCGGCGGTCACCCTTGAGGAACAGAGAACACGGCCCATAACGAGACACTGCCCGAAGGAGTGCCTTGTTAAGAACCGAACCAGCGATCGTCGCGTAGGCACTAGGTGCGGAAACAATCCGAACCTTGTACCCACGCTCGGGGACGCTGGTTACTCTGTTTGACAGTTCCCCCGTGGCAGTCATATAGGCTGCAGCACGGGCAACGTCGACGGACCCCTGATTGGAACGAACACTATCTACCTCTGAACTGAGTAGATAGTCGGAGTAGTCCAAGAAAGAAAGAGCGTCCGGACGGTTGTGGAACTCCTCAGGGAGCCCCGCAATCCACCGGATGTAATTCTTTCGGACTTCCTCCCGTGAGCCGCCATCACGCCTAGACGTCTCTTTAGACGCTGACGGGGTGGAGGACACGGTTTCCCGGAGATCTCCACGGTGCGCATGCCTTGCGGCAAACCACTGTGCAAATCTTCTGGCGGAAGCCTTCAGGGGGGCGGGCGTCGTGGGAGACAAAGTCAAGTCCGACCGGTGAGCTATAAGAGCTCGCGATCGGACCCGATCGTCACCACGAGGCAGGGAACGACCTAGAAAGGCCAATTGGTCGAGTGCATCCACGGAGGAGCACCCAATCAAGATCTTTCTAACAAGAAACCGACTGCTAGGAAGCAATGGCACGCCAGTAATGGCGGTGTCACGACAACCCGCAGCCGCTTTCTTGAGCCACACAAGTGTGGCACCCGTTCCCTGTCGAGCAGCCGTCAACACCAACCAGTGTGCTAGTTTTCGCAATTCTAGCAACCGCTTGTTGTCGAACCGTGACCCCCACTTTGTGGGAAGCGGGCGCCAGGCTGCCGACACGCCAAGAATGGATTCCCAGGCTCCCTCAAGGAGGAGAGCCTGGGCACGAGAGAAAGGAAGAGAACCAAGGAGCGCAGAGACTAGGTCTCTACGGAGCGGTACCGCGGAAGACGTCCCCCTGTCCATGGACAGGGCGGAAGCCTTCCTCCCGAGTGCCCCTTCGACTGCGTTCCACCACAGGTCAATCCAAGGATTAACCTGCGATGGTCTTGTCTTAGAG